TTGGCTGTCTGAAAGCGAGCTTCAGCTAGTTTAAGATAGGTGTTTACCCAACTCATTCTTCTTTGGCCTCTTCTTCAGCGTCTTCCATGTACCCTTTGTACACTTCAATAATTGCTGCTCTGTCTGCTCTAAGCTGTTTAACCATTTCAGGGTTTGTAGCAGTCTTAATGCCTTCGTTGAGGCTTTCTAAGATTAACCGCAGCTCTTTCTGATAGTATACCTTTGAGAACGCCCTCTTAGTAAGCCCAAGTCCTGTGTACGTTGAAATCAACCCCGCAAAGAACGGAAGCATCTTAGAGTTCATGGCTGCTGAAGCAGTTGCTGCCTGACCCAAAGGTGTCGTCGGCATCTGAATGTCTAAAGCACCTAAGTTATCCCTAATGCGAGCTAATACAGTATCTCCTTGCGGCATCCGTGAGTTAATCGCGTCTAAAGCAGCGAGCAAATCAGACTCGTCCCTAAGAAGCCTAGAGGCAGCGTCAGAGTCACCCGTGTCTAACATATCGTTCATCTCACGACGAATCATGGCGTACAGTTCGCTACGGGCCATAGCCCCTTTGTTTCCCTCTTGCCGCCTCAGTGTATCAGCGCCTAGGTTTTTCTTGATCCATCTGTCTAGTTCGCGCCTAGCTGCAAGCATACCAGATGCTGTCTGCGGATGCGAGGACAAGATTGTGTTCAGCTGCGCTGTAGCACGTTTAGCTTCTTCTGCTAATCTTTTTTGACCTAGGCCGGGATTCTGTTGTATCCACGTAGATACTTTAGGCACCAAACCAGACCGCAGATCAGAGTGTAGCACTGGGTCAGTACGTCGCTCTAACAGTTTTTTTAATTTGTCGTCAAGTTTTTCTACAGCGCCTGTAATACTTTTTGCGTTGGTTCTGTCAGTTCTAGACGGATCAACACGGGCGAGCCGCTTTACCGTATCTATCCTACGGCGTTCTTCTACGTCTAGGATTGTTTCTTGTCTGCGTAACGGACCTCTGGGCTCTGTGGTCTGCTGGTTAATCTTTTCGGCGCTTTTAGGCGGGCTGATTACTTTCCAGATTCCTTTTTCTAGAGTCGTTAGTTTGCTTACGGTCCTGTTTTTAGGATCAAAAAAAGATACGTTAGGCACGTAACCAGCTTCAGGGTCTACGTTTAGGGGCTTGGCATCTGGCCCTCTTCTAAACCACCCGCCCACGTTAAACGCACTTTCGACTACAAGAGCCATTTCAGGGTTGTTTTTCTTAAACTCTATCCACTGCTCTTGTCCAGCTTGAAGTGCCTTTTGCGCCTCTTTGCCTAACGGGTGTTCTACAAACGCTTTTACAGCTTCTCTGTATTGATTTTTTACAGCTTCTTCCATATCATCAGGAATTACCAAGCTGTAACCGTCAGCAGACAGCGTGTACACATCGCCAAACAAGTCCCACCCTAAGCCAGCCATAGATCCGGCAAGCCCAAAAAATTGACTTGAGGTGGTTAGGCCATCTGCGTATGGGCCTTCTTCACGCAACACATCAGACGCTTGTTGTATTCGTTTGGTAAAAGACTCACCTACGTTTTGTTTAAATTGTTCTAGGTTTTGTTCTGCCTCAATTGCCATAGACGATCTAGCGTTTCCGGGCTGCGCTAAGTTTTTTTGCTGCGTCTGTATTCCTTTCTTTTCAGCTTCAAACTCTTCACTAGAAATTTTGACAACTTTCGGCCCTCCAGTAACAGGACGAGCGTTAGCTTTTTCTTGCTCAAAGTCTTCTTCAGATATTTTAACAACTGTTGAGTATGCCATTTTTACCTCAAAAGTTTAATAGTTTCACCAGAGGGTGATTTAACCATAATAGTGCCTTCGTTTTCGTTAACAACAATTTCACCGCCTTGTTGTTCATACATACGGGCAAACTCGGGCTGCAACCAATCTACGCTTCCGGCCCACTCTTCTAATGGTGCGTCAGGACCAAACTTAGCTTTTGTAATTAGAGACGTATAGTACGCATCTATTTTGTTAAGTGCTTGTACCAAATCTTCTTTTGACATAAGACCATCTAAACTGTCGATGGTTGACTGAAGCAACAAGTTTTCAATGTTAGACACTTGACCTAGTGTTGAACCAGCGTCTTTAATTGACAATAACTGGTCAAAACCTACGTTAGCCTTAATGCTAGTCAGGTAGTTTTCAAAACGCCGTGCCTCAGTGTCCGGTAAAAACTTTAGAAGCTGCTTCCAGCCGCCTACGTTTTCGTTTCTGTCGATCATTCCTATAGCGTCAGAGATACTCAGTTTTACTCGCTGTGCCTTAAGAATAGCTTCGTTTGCTTTATTGTCTTCTCTAGCAGCGGCTTCTGCAGCGGCCCTACTTTCGTATTCCCCCACTGGCCTGCCATCTTCAAATGTATAAAAAATACCATCTTTTTCTTTGACTGTAATCGCAGGTTTTTCAGGTCCAGCTGAAGCGCCTAAAACTTGTTGACCAACTACACGGCCTTCTAGGTCTGTCAAAAAATTAACTTGCTGCATTGTACCGGAAGTAGGGTCAAAAATTTCTTGCCTAAAAGAAGAACCTCCTGTTGCTTTACTTTTTTTAGCTTCTATAGCTATTTGCATGGCTTCGTTTGGGGGTACTTCAAAAGCAGTAGCCATGCCAATGTAACCTGACCGTTGTTTTGGGTCGCTTATATCAAAAGCAGGATCGTAAGCTAAAGCCATTAAGTTGCCTTTGCCTCTTCCAGTAACGTCTGCTGTTCTTTGTGCTGCAGCTAATTTTTGTTCTTCTCGAACACGGTTTGCTTGGTTTTCTAGAAGCTGTCCCATTCTCTGCAAATTAACATCAGGGCTGTTTTTAGCAAGCAGCGCTTCTTCCATTAATTTGTCAGGGTTAGTACCGTAAGCCCCTAGAATCTGCTGAAACTGCTCCTGTGCGCTCTGTGCCCGACGTTTCTCTTGCCTTTTCTCAAGAGCACCAGCGACACCAGTAAACATACCTCCGACACCTTGTCCAAGCTGCTGGTAGGCTTGAGCAATGTTTTGCCCACCTGCGAGGCCACTTTGAGCCAGAATACTGCCTATGTTAGATCCTCTAGCCATTTTTCAATCCTCTTAAATCAGCTTGGAGTAGTCAACTGTCAGGTAACCGTGGTCACCACGAGTCACTGCGTCTGGAATTACTTGCTGTACTTCTTGAGCAATAACCCCGTAAGTTGGCGTATTGCCTGCAAGCTCTTGACCTTTTTCAGTCCAATCCCAAGTGTACAGATTTATTCCGTTAGGCAGTTTGCCCAAAGGTTGTACATTTGTTTTTAGGCTAATGTCTGAAAGCCCAATAAGAGACGAAATAACATCAGTAGCGCCTCGTGTGACACCACTAAGTAGTCCACCAGCGCCACCCATCAGACCTGTGTACAAGTTTGCAAGCCCTGCCTGCTGTCCTGCCTGTGCTGACAAGTTAGCAATTGCTGCCTCAAGTGCAAGCTCGTTTGCCTGACGTCCTGAGATGTCAACCAGAGACGCAACGTTGAGCGCAGGAGAGAACGCTGACAACATAGCTGCCTGCGGTATATAAGCGCCCTGAAGCGCACCCAAGCCCATCTGTTGCTGTGCAGCCTCAAGTCCCTGCTGCTGTGCCGTAAGACCAGCGCCTAGGCCTGTAAACTGTGCCCCAAGAGCCGCCTGTTGCTGTTGTTCAGCCAGTGCTTGCTGGATAGCTGCCAGAGATGCTCTGTTCTGAGCTTCTTCTTGAGCCTGTGCTAAAGCAAACTGTTCTGGTGTCCCACCAAACATAGCCGTTTGTACACCGCCTCGACCTTGAGAAAACAAACGCTCTTCTAGTGCAAGCCTCTGTCTTTCTTCTTCAGCAAGCTGTGTAGCCCTAATGCGGTCGTACACATCTTGTTCTCTAGCACCCATGGGCATACCAACTTGGCCCATGAACTGCCCACCAAGGCCCATCGCCTGTTCAGCAGCAGTTCCTAGTTGACCAACACCTGCTGGTGTAGCGCCAAACCGTGACAAAGCTGCAGACTCAAGAGCCGTTTGAATATCTTGTCCAGCTTGAGACAGCTCGTACCCAGTGCCGCCTGCTCCTGCCGAAATACGGCCTGACGGACCAGTTACCGTAAACGGCTGAAAGCTGGCACCGGGAGCGCCAATCTGCGGAAGAGGCGTAGTATAGGTGGCCTTAATTTCTGGAGGCAGATCACCGTAAATGTCTTGTGATACGTCACCTAACAGATCAGATAGAATACCCATTAGTAAGTACCTCTTTTGTTGCTTTGATTAATAATCATATTGTTTTACCTGCTAAAGCTAATACATTCATTTCCTGCAACGACAAAGAGTACCCGTTGATGTCGGCCTCTAGTCCTACGCTGACTACTGTTCCGTAGCCTGTCGTGTTGATTCCTGTTCTACTAATTACTGTACCCTCTTCAGAAAACTCAGCCACGTTGTACTCAGACTGTCCGTAGAATCCGGGTATTGAAGCACTTGTCCTAAAGGTTCCAGTGTTTATCAACGCTGAAAAGTCATACGACCACTTCAAGTGTATGTCAGAGTTGTTACCACCAATAATAGTAGGTCTAATCTTTTTGAGCATCTTAATCTTTGAGGGATCACCAAACGTCAAACCGGGGCTGTAGTACCTAAAGCGATACGGACTACCTGCGTCCAAAAAGTTTTCGTAAGTTCCTACACCAGACGTAGTGCCAATGTATATATCTCCGTTCCTGTCCCTAGCAAAACTTTTGAAGTTCACACTAGGCCAGCGTGTTACCCTGTACGCTCCGTTTTCCAACAAGCCCCTAACGTCAAAACAATAGACTAGATTTAAGTCTGGGAAACACAGCAGGTAAAAGTAATTTTCTGGGCTGTACACAGAACTAACAGGGTCAGTCTTAGCCAGCACGTTTGCAATAATCTCTTGCTTAATGTTTCTGCTCAAGTCTGTAATAGGCAGAGACTTTTCTTGTATGGTTCTGCCGAGGCTACGCAAACCTGTCTGAGTTAAGAACAGCAGATCAGTACCAATGTTCTGTACACTCTTACGGTCTACACAGCCAACACCCGGAATAGCATCACGTATCTCCATAGATGCAGGGCTTTCTGCGTTGGCGTACACAAGCGTGTTGTTTTCACCAAAGATAATCAACAGCCCGTTGTGTGCCGCAAGAGCTACAACTTTGTCAAACCCGTTAGGCCACGCCTTAGATACATCAATAGAGCCACTGGATCCACCAGAGAAGTCGTGACCAATCAACAGGTCAGACCAGTAAACAGTGTTGTCATCACTAGCATTGCCTACGCACCACACTCGCCCGTAAGCTGCAATAGCTTCGTTAGCGTACTGTGCAGAAGTTACAGATGCACCAGATACACTGGACATCTTAGTT